CGTTGAAGGAACCAAAGAGATACTGAAGGCATCCCCCCGGCCGAACGCCGTCAACAGCAAGGACCGCCGGGCTAATCTGGGGAAGAACACGACTGACGAAGACAAGCGGCGACGCAACCGCATCGGCTACGCCAAGAAGAAGGCCGCCAAGCTGGGGCGCCCGTGGGAAGAAGTTCTCGCTGAAATGGACGCTCAGGCCACCTATGCGGAAGACAACGATGGTCGCAAGGCCAAAGCACCACTGAGTGCCATCATCCACCCGGACGAAATGGCACTGCCCAGTTCAACAGACCCAGCGAACAGCACCAAGCCGGGCGAGTGGATCTGGGACCAGAAAAAGCTCACCGTCTGCGAAGCGCTGGCAGATGGTAACACGATCGAAAATGTCGTGTCGGCGTATGACGTCGGCAAGACCACCATCTACAGGTGGATGAACCACCCCAGCGGCGAGTTCTGGCGCTACTATGACAAGCTGATCACAGAGATGAGCATTGCCAACAAGCGCATCCGAATCGCCCGCATGACCCGCGTCAACGACAAGCTCTTCGCTGTGGCAGAAGCCAAGTTCGAACAACTTCTGGACCAGAGCGGTAAGGGCGCTGAGCAGATCAGTGCTGAGTCCCTGAAGGGCATCATCTCTGAACTGCGCGAGACCAGCCAGCTTATCGCCAAGGAGCGGCAGGAGCTACCCGATGTGACCATCAACCACAACAACAACAACAACACCAACGTCAACATCGACGGCGACGCCGCCGCTGTGGAGGCCTACATCAAGGCGGCGCCCGCTGACGAGCAGGCTGAACTGCGTGCTCGCTTCAGTCAGATCGCCGATCGGCGCATCGCTGAGCTTCGGCAGGGCAGTTAAGGGTACTGGAGCGCCCTACCCATGCGCCTAGGGATACTGGGGCGCCCTACCCATGCGCCTAGGGATACTGGGGCGCCCTACCCATGCGCCTAGGGATACTGGGGCGCCCATGCCCCAGCAGGCTCCTCTGTCCAGCGGATCCGGTTCGGCGGCACCCGATACTGGTCATCCCGATTGCAAATCTCCCAGAACTCCGTGCCCTGCCCATCAGCCGTGAAGAGCGGAAGCATCAGGCACCCATGCGGGCCACGGGGTACCAGCGTCATATGTACAGGCGCCGCCGCTGGGACCGCCCGGCCGCACCCAGTTACCACAACCAGCACCAGCGCAACGAACGCTACTTTCATCAAACACACCCCCTATCACCAACACCCTCATTATACGGCCTGCATAGGGTGTGTGTATGCGACATCAACCTACGAGCCTGAAAGAGCTTCGGGAACGCACGGACGCTTCTGTCGATAAGTACAGCCAACTCCTGCTAACCATGGTTCTGACGCAAATTGGTGACGCTCCTGACGTTTCGGAAGCCTGTCGAAGGGTTCGGGCCATGTTTGCCGAATTCAAGCGGTAAACATGGCCCCTATTCTTACTGACAGGAGGGACAGCCCACATGACAGCACCCACCGTACCGACCGAAGCCCAAGTCGTCGCCTACAACATCAAGCATCGGCCTTCCATCTGGGCGCAGGAGCTAACCACCCTCCGGGGGCGCCCCTACCGCTTTGAAGCGCGGCTGGAGAACGGCATCTACGATATGAGCCGCCCACAGGCCCAGCGGCGCTTTCTGCAGGAGATCATGGACGACCAGCATCCATGGAAGGCCCAGCAGAAGGCCCGCCAGCTAGGCCTGTCGGAGAACGCCGTTCGTGAGGCTCTGTGGTTCGCCGACCAGCACCCGCACACCAAGCAGGTCTACACCTTCCCGACTGAGAATCAGGTGCGAGACTTCTCCAACACCCGCTTGGAGGAGACGATCAAGGATTCGCCCTACCTGAGCCGCCTGATGAGCGAAACGGGCGACGTTGACCGTGTGACGCTGAAGAAGATCCGATCGAGCTTCATCTTCTTCCGCTCCGGCGCCACCCCAAAGGCTGGCGAAGGTGTGGACGCTGATATGGTCACCTTCGACGAACTTGATCGCATGCACAAGGGCGTTACGGTTGCTTTCAACGAATCACTGTCGTCATCAACCTATGGCTACCGCCGGGACGTCTCCACCCCAAGCCTGCCCGGTGTGGGCGTCAACGAGTCCTTTCAGAAGTCCGACCAGCGGCACTGGTTCATGGAGTGCCCCTACTGCGGTCACTTCTTCACCCTCGTGCATGACTGGCCGAACTGCATACAGGAGATCCCGGCACGGCTGAGGCACCGTTTCCCAGACATCAAAGGCATGGAGCAGACGCACTACTTCCAGTGCATGCAGTGCCACGAGCCTGTTAGCGACCTCACCCGGATGAATGGATTCTGGTACGCCCTGTTCCCTGAGAACAAGCGTGTCCGGGGTTACCAGACCAGCCAGTTAATTGCCCCGTGGATCAGCGCCACCTCCGTGATCAACAAGCTCCTTGACTACAAGCTGGAGCAACTGCACACCAACTATGTCATCGGCCTGCCCTACATGGGCAAGAACGTGCTGATCACGGAGGGCAACATCCGGGCGTGCATCGACAACAGCATGACCAACCCCTATGACCTGCCCCCTGCTGTACGCACCAAGGTGCAGGTTGGCGGCGACTGGGGTAACGACTCGTGGCAGATCGCCGGGGCGCCCTTCGGCGACGGCCGAATCGTCCTGACAGGCATTCAGCACATCAGTGACAAGATGAAGGAGCCTGAGGACAAGAATCCGCACTTTGAGCGCTCCAAGGCTTTCTTCAAGCTGATGGACGCCAAGCGCGGCGTCTTTGACGCTGGCTACGGCAAGGATCGCAACTACGAGCTACTGAAGGAGTTCCCCGCGCGGGTCTACTCCTGCTTCTACCCCAACAACCAGACGGACTACACCAAGAGCTTCACGGACGCATGGAACGACAATGACTTCCGAGTGAACGTGGACCGCACCCTGACGCTCAAAGTCGCCCTGAAGATGTTCGTAGACCGCAAGATCATCATTCCCAAGTGGATTGTGGACGATCCAACGCTGGCGCCCTACAAGGGCGGCCACTTACCCATCTTTCAGGTGTTCATCAAGCACCTGACCAACCTTGTATCCGTCATGGACATCGAGGATGGCGCTGACGGCCGTGAGGTCATCAACGAACGCATCGGCACCCTGCCGGGTGGGGATCACTTCGGACACGCTTGGAACTACCTCTGCATCGGCCTACGGCGAGAACTGGACGACCGGGCAGGAGGTTCGATCATCTGGCTCTAAATCTGAGGTGAGGTGAGCGTACATGAAGTGCACCCACTGCGAGTCGTCCCGAGGCGCTTTTGTCTGTCGGGGCGGGTCCATGTTCTGGCGCTGTGTGTCCTGTGCGACCCTGATACCCCGGAAGGAGTGGTTGAACATGCTCAGGCCGGGTGGCAACTGCCCCCACTGCTCCATCGGCAAGCTGGATGAAGTAGATTCCAGCGATACCCACTGCGACCTGAAGTGCCTGCACTGCGAGGCGGACTTCCGGGTCTACCCCCAGAACAGCACCCAGACCAGCACCAAGCCTGCTGAGCCGCCGCCTCAAGCGCCCAAGTGCCCGAAGTGTGGGGGGTCCGGCATCGACCGGGGTCTCGTCATGGATCACCGGGGCATGCACCGCTACGAATGTTACTCCTGCAACCACGTCTGGGATGGGGAAGCCAAACAGCGCGTGCCAGAGCCGCCCACCACCATTCTTGGGCGCCCCAGTAATGCCGCCCACAGGCTCCCCTGCGCTTACTGCTCTGAGCTTCAAGAAGCCTACGGGCAATATCAAGGCAACCACGGTGCCTACCACATCTACACGTGCACCACCTGCAAGCGCCAGTTCAGCACCCACCAGTCCGCACCCGGCAAGGTGTTGCCCTACGCGCCCGGCGCCATCCAAGGCCAGCACCTACAGATGCTGGAACGGAACGCCCTGCCATGGCGGCCCAGCAACCGCTGGGAAGAGCATGCCGAACAAGCGGGCCGGGGTGGACACATCTGGTGGCCCAAGGGACTGTCGATGGATAAGCGGCGAGAGTTCATCGCCGATGCCATCGGCCTACTGCGGCCCTTCGGCTCACCCATCGACCAACGTGAGATGTTCGCTGTTGCTGACAGTCTGTTCCGGATGTGGTTGAACTGGATCACCACCAACGCATAAGGAGCGGATACCTACATGACTACCATCCCGCACGGCAACCTAGGACAGGCCCGGTTCTTCAAGACCTTTCAGTTCGCACATGGCACTCGCATCGTCCCCTTTGCCGACCCTTCCAGCGCCCTAGGCATGGCCTGCGGGCGTGCCAAGTTGCTCAAGGTCACAGCCTTTGTCTGGAACGACAACCCCAGCGACGCCCGGTTGATGGGCGCCTATGATGCTGATGGGCACTGGCGCCCCGAGTCGTGGGCACGCCTGCAACTGCTGACCATCCAAGCCGACAAGGCGGCGCCCGGCCTGTGGAAGGCTGTGGCTGGGCGCCTGCTGAAGCTCCCCCAACAACAGGAGGTGTCCAACCCCACATGAGCGACAACGTAGCCACACCCTGCTTCAAGTGCAAGAACCGGGGCTACATCGAGACGCCCAGCCCCACCAACCCCGACTTCATCAGCGCTGAAGCCTGTGATTGCCCGGCTGGAGAGGCGTGGAGCGCCCGCGCAGTTGAACAGATGAAGGCTGAAGGTTACTTCGCCGTGGACCTGTCTGACGTTGATGACCCCGGCACCCAACTGGCTGAGGGCTTCAACTGGTTTGACCGCAACAGCGGGCACGGGCAGGTCATTCCCCGGCCAGACGGGCACATGGCTACTTGTGGCGGCCCGGCTGGGTGCGACATCTGCGCCTTTGACGCCAAGCGGCTGGCCCAGCTAAAGGAGGCACTTCACATCGATGAACCCAAAGCAGGAGTACCCCGACTGGACCCCGAATAGTGAGCCTGAACCACAGTTCCCCATGGTCTACCTGAGCACCCCGATTATAAACGGGCACCCCTATGCAGGTTGGCTGGGGTCAGCGTACTTCTGCGGCCTGTACGAGGGGCAACCCCCGCCCATCGACGAAGGAGGTGAACCCGAACATGTCGATCGATCACAAGCAGGTCCCCGACCCGACCGACGTTGACGTGACGTGGCCCAGCGATAAGCCGGGCACCGAGAACGACCCGGTACGCGCTAACCTGCACGTGC